TCGTTAACGATGGTGTGAGTGTTCCATTTACTGGTCCACTTCGGCAACATATGAAATATGTTTCCTTATTCAACTCCATTACATGTGGAGTTGAACGGAAGAGAGAACGTTTTCGTCTCCTCCTTCTCTGGACTCAGTCCAGGGCGACGGGTCTATGTGACGCGTCGATGATCGAGAAAAGTCTCGACAAGTTCAGAAAAACAGTTTCTGAACCTACACTTCCTTTGGAAGTTGATGTAGGAGTGTTACAATCCTGCATAAGATCCGATAATGTTACCGGATTGGAGGCACAAGTCTCCACAGGACCGACGTCCTGTATTCAGAGTCCTCAGGCTCCGAATAAACTGGAAGGAAATTATTACCTTCCAGGATCCCGCCACGATGAAGTTGGTGGGCAAACACGATATCTTTTATATCTGTGTTCCCATAAAGTTCTCTTTATGGAATATGACTTCCAAACGTTGGAAGGCAATCCTTGTAATCCAAGGCCAGTAAGATCTTCAAAAGACTTACTATTGTGGGCTGTTCAAGAAGCAGTCCACCATAACACTGCGGTTCGCAGTGTTAGATTCCACTGTGTCGAAGACCAGTCGAAAGCACGGTCTATAACCGTGGCACATTATGCCTATCAGGTCATAATGGGAGCATTTGCACATGCTCTTGTTCCAGCAGTATACTCCGCTGAAACTAAAGCCGGTCTTTCAAAAGACCGGAACTTATGGAGATTTCTCCATGAGCAACTGACGCCAGAGTCGCCAGAATGGGATGGCTTTACTGGCCATTCCGTCCAAGCCTTCTGTACGGACTTGGAAGAAGCCACCGATTTTGGAAATTGGTGGTTTGCTCGGGCCATATGGTCCGAGTTCCTAAGGCAAACATCTGGCCCTAGGCAGCCAACAGGATTAATGCTGTTGGCAAAGAGGTTATATACCTCTCCTCGCCAGGTGTTTCACCGGGTGAATGGGAACCAGTATAGCTGGTTCTTCACCAATCGGGCATTCCTGATGGGTGACCTTTTCACAAAGGTTGTCCTGACCATTGGTCAGGATTATAATGTCCGGAAGAGTCT